TTAGTAAAAGAGTCTGTTGGTGGAGGAGCAACCACATATCCTCTGGTTAGCGGCAACGTGACAGTAATTAATCCAGTATCGTCAGCACCCTAAATACACTTAGGAAACTTGTGAAATAAATGGCAAAACCAGCAAGTAGGACAGATCTAGTAAATTATTGCAAAAGGCAACTAGGGGCTCCTGTCCTAGAAATTAATATTGCTGATGAACAAGTAGATGATTTAGTGGATGATGCTCTGCAGATATTTCATGAACGTGATTATGATGGAGTAACGCAAGCATTTTTAAAATATAAAATAACTCAGGATGATATTGATAGAGGAAGAGCTAGAGGCGGAACCAATAATGCTGCTGGAATAACAACCACTACAAATACTTCTACAATTGATGGTGCTACTGTAACTTTTTCTTTTGAAGAAAATAGTAACTATCTTAAGGTTCCCCCTGAAGTTCTTGGCGTAAATAAAATATTTAAATTTGATGGATCAAACACTGTAACAAATAACATGTTTAGTGTTAAGTACCAGTTATTCCTCAACGATATCTATTATTGGGGATCGACTGAAATTTTGACTTATAATATGACAAAACGATATCTTGAGGATATTGATTTTGCTTTAAGTACTGAAAAGATGATTCGATTTAATCAAAGATCGGATAGACTTTATTTGGATATTGATTGGGGATCTGTAAACGTTGATGATTATATTATAATTGATTGCTATCGTTTGTTAGATCCAGATACTCATACAAGAGTTTGGAATGATTCATTCTTAAAACGATACTTAACTGCTTTGATGAAGAGACAGTGGGGTCAAAATCTTATTAAATTCCAAGGAGTAAAACTACCAGGTGGAATCGAACTAAATGGTCGTCAAATTTATGATGATGCTGAAAAAGAATTACAAATAATAAGAGAGCAGATGTCAAATACTTATGAACTCCCCCCATACGATATGATAGGTTGATATCATGGTATTAAATCCTTTCTTTACACAAGGCACATCCTCTGAACAAAACCTTGTTCAGGATTTGATAAATGAGCAGCTCAGGACTTATGGTATAGATATCTTTTATCTACCCAGAAAATTTATGACAGAAAATACTGTCATAAGAGAAGTTGTGCAGTCAAAGTTTGATATGGCACTTCCTCTTGAGGCATATGTGGACAACTATGATCAGTATTCTGGTGCAGGAAATATTCTTTCAAAGTTTGGAATTGAGTCAAAAGATGAAGTAAGACTTATTATCTCAAGGGATAGGTTTGAAAACTATATTACCCCTTTGATTGAAGATCAGGCAAATGTAAAACTATCAACCAGACCAAAGAGTGGAGACCTTATTTGGTTCCCTCTTGACGATAGGATCTATGAGATCAAAGATATTGAATATGCAAAACCATATTATCAGTTACAAAATCTCTATGTTTATGAATTATATTGCGAACTCTTCCGTCTTGAGGATGAGGTTATTGCAACTGGTATTGATGATATCGATAACAACCTTATCGGTGAAGAATATGATGGTCTTACTGATGATGGTATCAACACCATTCAAGGTCCAACACAAACACTTACTCTAGTTGGTGCTGGCGTAACGGCAACTGCGACTGCTGCTATCTTTGATGGTGGTATTAGATCGTTTACTGTAACAAATAGAGGCGGTGGATATAGTGTTGTTCCAACAGTGGGCGTTACATCAGCTCCCGCTGGAGGAATCACTGGTGTTGGTATCGCCACTATGATTGGTGGTATAAATGTATGTAATCAAAATACAAATGCAAAATTACAATCAGTCCAAGCAGTAAATGTAGTAAAATCTGGTGCTGGTTACACAGTTGCTCCTGGCGTAAGATTTGGTGTTCCATCAAATCAAACAGGAAGCGGTGCTACTGCAACGGCAACGATTGGTGATGGTGTTGTTGGTATTATCACCGTCACATCTGGTGGTGGAGGATATATAGATGCACCAACAATCACGTTCACTAATCAAATATTTGATGTGGGTGTAACCACTGCAGTTGCTGTCGCATATCCAATTGTAAGTGCTGCTGGAACCATTTCAGCAATTCACCTTTCAAATACTGGTGTTGGATATTCTATTGCACCTACTATTGTTGTGAGTGATCCAGAAAGTTCTGGGTCAGGAACCTTTACATTTAATGAAATCGTGACCGGATCTTCTAGTGGAACAACAGGAAGAGTTCGAGTTTGGAACTCTGAGACAAGCACTCTTGAAGTTGGAACAGTCACTGGAGAATTTACCGTTGGAGAAAATATTGTTGGATCTACATCTGGAGCATCTTATGCTTTACGTGTTGCAGATACTAATCCAGCAGATGATGGATTTGCAGATAATATCAATATTGAAACCGAAGCTGATTCAATTCTCGACTTTAGTGAAAGGAACCCCTTTGGTATTCCCTAAATAAAAATATCTTAATATAAAGATATTGTAGGACTTAAAAATGTTTGAGTATTTTTACAACGAAGTTTTGAGGAGGACCATTATATCTTTTGGTACTCTATTTAACAACATTTCGATTAAGCACGAAGATTCTTCGGATAACGTTGTTAGCGTTGTAAAAATTCCTCTGGCATATGGTCCTACTCAAAAATTTCTGGCAAGAATAAACCAGTCGCCAGATCTCAACAAGCCATTTGCCATCACTTTGCCAAGGATGTCATTTGAGTTTACTGGATTGACTTATGATCCTTCACGTAAGGTTTCTACAGTTCAAAACTTTACTATAAAAGATCCTAATGATGGATCTATTGTAAAAAAACAGTATATGCCTGTTCCTTACAATATGCAATTTGAGTTGGCAATCATGTCAAAATTAAATGATGATGCTCTTCAAATTATTGAACAAATCTTACCATACTTTCAACCAGCATATAATCTTACGGTTGAATTAGTAGAGTCAATTCAAGAGAAAAAAGATATTCCTGTGATATTAGAAAATATCACCATGCAAGATGATTATGAGGGAGATTTCACTTCTAGAAGAGTTCTTCTTTATACCCTAAGATTTACGGCAAAAACATATCTGTTTGGTCCAGCAACTACTGCAACCAAGGATATCATCAAGAGGGCTTCTATCAGTTACCTCACTGGAACCGACACCTCCAACACCACCAGAGAGGTTACTTACACAGCAACACCAAGAGCAACTCAAAATTATACTGGAGATGCTGCTACTACTCTCACAGCAGACATTACCAAGATAGCAAAAACCTTTGAAGTTGCTGATGGTAGCACACTGACTGCTGAAACTTATATTAATATTGAGGGTGAGCAGATGTTCTTGAAATCTATCAGTGGAAATAATATCACTGTTAGACGTGGAGAAGATAAAACAACGGCTACAATTCACCTCGGTGGAACAGAAATTCACGAAATCACTGCTGCTGATAATGCACTTATTGAATCAGGCGATAATTTTGGATTTGATGGTTCGTTCTGATGAAAATGACAAAAAACTTTGACGATCTAAATGACACATTCAATACCTCTGGTGACGTTATCAAACCAGAAGTTGTTGAAAGTAAAATTGAAAGAGTAAAAGAAGGTGTAGATGATATAAAAAAAGATTACGAATATACTAGAGGCAACTTATATTCGATTATAGAAAAAGGACAAGAAGCTCTTAATGGTGTTCTTGAACTTGCTCAAGAGAGTGAGATGCCTAGAGCGTATGAAGTCGCAGGTCAGTTGATCAAAAACGTTGCTGATGCAACTGATAAATTATTAGATCTTCAAAAGAAACTGAAAGACGTTGAAGCAGAAGAAAAGATTAAAGGACCATCTACAGTCAATAATGCTTTGTTTGTTGGATCGACTGCAGATCTTGCAAAGATGTTAAAGGATGGACTGAAAGAAGATCCTAAATAATATCGGGAGAGAAATCCCGAAGTATTTAAGTTACTAATAAAATGTCGAAAGAAGACTTGCCTTCTATTGATGATTTGGTCAATAACGATCTACCATCAATTGAAGATTTTATAACAGAAGAGAACGCAGAGGAACTCCCTTCTGTTGAAGACTATATTGAGTTAGAAGAAAGCACTCAAACCATAGAAGATGCAGACGGAAATACATTTGCAGAAATACAAGATATAATACCACCTTGGCCAGAACTGGTCAGAATGATTAATGATGTTAGATCAGATATTCCTGACATTCCAGAAGTAAAATATTATGATAAAGAACTTGAGGAACTTGCAGAACAGATTAGTAATCTTCCTGAAGTCAGATACTATGATAGAGAAGTAGAAGCAATATGTGATCAGGTAGATCTTGTAAGGGAACAGATCAAAGTTCTACCTGAGGTCAAGTATTATGATGAGCAAGTTGATGCTATTGAAGATAGAATTGACACTCTTCAAACTGAGGTAACAAACTTACCAGAGGTCAAATATTATGATGCTGAGATCGCAGCAATTTGTGAGGCTATTGATACGGTAAAAGCATCTATTCCACAGTTTCCTAAGTGGGTTAATGAAATAAATGAAGTTCCAGACTTCTCATGGATTGGTAAAACTTTTAGTGTTATTGATGATGACTTTGTAAAGGTTAACGATACTATTGAAGGACTAAGAGGAAAGGTTGAATTTGATCTTGAACAACTTTCTGAAGATGTTGAAACAAAGCATTTTAATAGCACGATCAAGATTGAGAATGACATCTCCAATCTGAGTGAAAAAGTAGATACTCGTATTGATGAAGAGAAAGATAAGATCTGGAAAGAACTCAGATCATCATCTCTCAAGATGTGGGAGTACCATAAAGAGTTTAAAGACGATGATCGCAAACTCAAGAAACAAATTCTTGGGGAATATAATACTCTCAAGCAAAACATTAATAAAGAACTTAAGGAGATTAATTACACCAGCACCAAGACTGATGAGTTACTTCTAAAGTATTTTACTGAGCTAAGAGAAGAGATCTCAGGACTTCCAGAAGTTAAGTATTATGATAAAGATATTGACTATGTAAAATCTGATATCAAAGGACTCTATAAAATTATAGAGGAAATTAAATCATCTCAAAAACAACTGAAAGAAGAGCAAGAACTCCTAGCAGAGACAAATGTTCCTCTTGGGATGGACTCCCCAGATACAAATAATCCAGACCCTCTTACGCCACTTGATCAGAACTTTGTTACTCTGGATCAGTTGCAGACACACTACAAGAGATTTGTAGAGAGAGTACAGTATCAACTCGGATCTATCGGTGGCGGTGGCGCAGGATTTATTAGAGATCTTGATGATGTAACCTTTGATGCTACAGATGGTCAGTTACTGATCTATAACTCATCTACATCAAAATGGGTTGGTATTGCCAGCACTGCAGTTGGTGGTGGAGATGCATCTACATTAGCAGAAAATACAACAGGAACGAACCTTGTACTTTCAGGAAATTTAACAGTTGCAGGTATTGCAACATATGAAGATGTAAGAAATATAGATTCTATCGGTATTGTTACTGCAAGAAGTGGAATTAAAGTTCTAGATGGTGGCATCAACGTAGTTGGTGTTTCCACGATTAGCACTGGTGTTGGTACAATTCATGTTGGTGTTGGATCGACAGCACTTTTGGTTGAAGGTGATGCAAGAGTAACTGGTATCCTTACAATTGGACAAGGATCAATTACTTTAGATCCAAACACAAAACAAGTCACTGGTATTGATGAAATCGTTGTTGGATCTGGAGCATCTTTATCATTAGCACCTCTATTCGCCAGTTCAGCCAAGTTTGTTATTGATTATTCTTCATTAACTTTACAAGGATATAACTCAAATAATGAAGGAACTTATGAAAGGCAAAGCACTTCTTTTGTACTAAGCACTGCACCAACTACATCTGGTAGTGCTAGATTCCAAGAGACAAGTGGATTTTATTACTTCTTACATGAAAGTGATAATTCAAAAATAATTATTTTCAATATAGTTACTGGAAACTGGGACGCAGTTCATAGTTTTGGATCTGATTTTTCTTCTCCAAGTAGTGGGACACTAGTAAATCCAGTATCAAATTATTCTTTTGTTACTCCAGTTAGAGCTAATTTTGATGACACTGGCAGAGCATATCCAGGATCTGGTTTTGGAGTTGTATATAAAACGACAGTTAGTGAGCAAACACAATCTATTGGTATTGCAACTGCAAGTTCTTTAGTTGTATCTGGTATTGCAACTGTTTCAACTGCATTCTATATGCCACAATACACAACATCGGCAAGAGATGCAGCTACCTTTGCTGAAGGTGCGATGATATACAATACAACAACTAAGAAAATGGAGTTCTATAATGGATCATCCTGGCAGTCGTTGCCTGGAATGTCGCTTGGTCTTACTGTGGCACTTGATGGATGATAAATAATAAGGAGTAATCACTCTTTTGATGGCTAAGAACGGACGCTGCCCTGCAGGACAATACTACTGTTATACTGATAAAGTATGCAAACCAATTCCTAAGGGATTTAGGGTTGTAGGACCTTCTGGAATGCTTCGTAAAGAAAATGGTCATTCTGTGGATGACAATACCGAAACCAAAAAGAATGGTAACGGTAATGGAAATGGTAATGGTAATGGTGGAGGAGTAAGTGAATCGAAAAGTGGTGATTCTTCTCTGCGTGACTGGTTTGGCAAGAGTAAGTCTAGTGATGGCAAGCCTGGTTGGGTTCAACTGGGTGGGAAATACTCTGGA